AAAGATCAAGCCGTTCTGCAAGGAAATTAGGTTTTCATACAACAGTTAAATCTAAACCCTTGATAATTGACTACCTACGTGAGTTAATACGAGAGGACGAACTTTTAATCAGGAGTCCTAAAATTCTTGATGAACTTCAAACATTTGTGAACCTACCCAACGGCAAAATGGCAGCACAACCAGGAGCGCATGATGATTGCGTGATGGCATTGGCAATTGCGTGTTTTGGGTGTAAAATGTTCCCAGGAGTACCTGAATGGGACAAACCTATAAATCGGAGACATATGAAACCTGAACTGCGGTTTTTTAGCCCGTCTGGCTTATGAGTAATGTAATACCAGTAGCCTTTGGGCAGGAACCAGAAAATCCAGATAAGCTTTACAACGAACTTGAGCCAATTATAAATGAGCTAGTAGAAACCGCCTGCCGTAATTTAGGAGAGGAGGAGGGGTGTCTTCTAGTGAGGTCCATATCAATTGCACTGAATAAGTTGTCATCAATGTTGGATGACCAAGTAGAGATAGTGGATGAGATACAGTTAACATTAGAAGATGGAACTCAAGCTCAATTGGACAATGAACAAGAAAGAGACTAATGGCAGATTATGATTTAAATAAAGGCTTTTCTCAGCCAGGAGATCCAGAATTTCCTCCAGTTGAGGAAGTAGCTGTTGTAGAGACAAAGGTTATAGAGGCAGAGCTTGATGACTTTGCTAATATAGTCCAAGAGAAGTTTGAGGAAGCCAGAGAGTATAGGCGTGAACATGAACAGCATTGGGAGGAGGCTTACGATGCGTACAGAGGAAAGTACCCTTCAGCGATTTCAAAGGCAAATGAGTTGGCAAATGAAAGGGGTATATTTGTCAATCAGACTAGGCGTAAGATTAACTCAGCGAAGATTAAAATCAATACGCTCCTATTTGAAGACGGTAAGGTTCCGTTCAGTATCACCCCCTCAAGGAAACCTAAGTACTACCCTCCAGATATCCAGGCACCACCAGACAGACCTGACCTGCTTGAGGATGCGTTGCTGGAACGGTCTAAGCAGATGGAGTACAAGATTAGGGACGTACTTGATAGGACTTCCTACAATGATCAGGTCCAGCACTCTATACACGAGATGTGCCTCTACGGTACAGGATGTACTAAGGCGATTAACCTTGAGTATAAAAACTTTCCAGTCTACCAGACAGTACAAACTGCAGATGATATGTTGGCAGTTGAGTCGGTTCTGGAAGCGGAGTTAGTACCATCAGTCAAATACGTAAGTATTTGGAATATCTTCCCATCACCAGAAGCAACGAGTTCAGAAGATGCAGACTATATCATCCAACGTTCCTTTCTCAGTAAGATACAACTGCGAGAGCTTGCGAAGGCGGCAGAGGGGTTCATCCCTGGAGCCATTGAAGAAGTCATCGAAAATGACATCGGATTATCACAGGGATACGACACGAGCGAACACCCTAAGAAATTTGACGAGAGTACGGCGCACCGTTTAAAGAAGTTTGAGGTGCTTGAATTCTGGGGAAGTCTGGACGGTAAGGATTTAGAAGCACATATACCAATAGAATCAGCAGATATGCCTACGTCTATACCTATTGTTATTACAGTGATAGGTGACAAGGTTGTAAAGATTTCAGAGAATCCATTTGATGACACGATTCCATTTCACTTCTGTAACTGGCAAAAGAATCCAGAAACGATCTGGGGTGATGGAATCTACTATGCTATCAGGGATGCACAGGCGATTCTAAACTTTTCCTATGCAATGATGGTAGAGGGAAAGTCTTTGTCAGCAGCACCTTTAACAGTTATAGATCCTAATGCATTTGAACCTGGAACGGATACAGAACAGATATATCCTGGAAAGCAGTTCCGTGTTAAACCAGGAGCATCTGTAAGGGATTCATTCCAGTCAGTACAGATACCAGATGTTACAAATGGACTATTGCAGATTGTGCAACAGTTGGAACGTGAAGCAGATTTGGATAGTGGGCAAACAAGCATAGGGTACGGTGATATGAGTCCTGCACAGACCAAGACTGCAACAGGTATGTCCATTCTTAATTCCAATGCCAACAGGCAGACCGCTGATGTAGTACGTTCTGTCTCCTCCATGATAACAAAGAATATACAAGCTATCTACAGGTGGTTAATGGTGGACAGCACTGATATTACAATCAAGGGGGATTATGAGGCAATATCAACGGGTTACGAACAGTATGTTGCTAAAGAGGTTCATAATACTCAGTTGATCAACTTCTTACAGGTGATAGGTCAGTTTCCACAACTGCAGAGTTATCTGAAATATGAGGCATTCTCCAGGCCGTTGTTACGGGCATTCAACCTGGAACCTGATAAGGTCTTAAAGACTGAACAGCAGGTAACACAGGAGATGCAACAGCAGACTCAATCGCAGCAACAACAAATGCAACAACAGGCACAAGCAGAGCAACAGGCTCAGATGCAACAGTTGCAGGCACAGATGCAGATACAGCAAGCCAATATTCAACTTCAGTCTCAGTCCAGTATTGAGCAGGAGAACAACAAGGCAACGCTTGATGAGAAGCAGTCCATTGGAGAGGATCAACGTAAGATGGAACTTCAGGAACGATTGGAGTTAATGAAGCAGGGCAACGTGCTACACCCAACGAACCTTGAAAACACAAGTGTCCTACTCCGTGAGCAGATGGAAAAAGAGCAGGCTGCACAGGCAGAGCAGGAAATGATGCGTCAACAGCAGGAGGCTGCTGCTATGGAACAGCAGGCCCAGCAACAACAGCAACAACAAATGCAGGGACCACCTCAAGGTATGCCACCACAGGGACCGCCGCAACAAGGAGGAGGTCAGATGCCTCCACAGTTACAGGAGCAGTTAGCACAGCAAGAGCAGGCCGCAATGCAAAGGATGCAGGGTGGACCTGAAGCTGGTCAAATAAGGAGACAACAATTGGAGGAAAATGCCCCAGGATGATATACTTAGGATGTTACCGCAGTCACCAGGGTGGGTTTTATACAGAGAAATGATAGAAGAACGTATAAATAGTTCCTTTGAGATAATTAAATCAAAACAATTAGTTGACCAGGATTCCATAGCAAGGCATAATGTTGCTATAGGTAAAATACAAGCATGGCAAGAAATGCTTGATATAGTTGATGCTTAGTAGTATAAGTTAATAAAGACCTCCACACCTGTCCAAGGAAGGGGTGTTATTTTAGTAAACCAATCCACACAAGTGGGACATTGGAAGGAGTTGTATGTCAGAAGAGGTGTTAGCAGAGGAAGAAGTAGAAGAAGAAACTGAATCCTCTGATGAGGAACTTTGGGAAGAAGAGGAAGAATCTGAAGGAGATTCTGAAAAAACTGAGGGTACACCTGAAGAGGAGCCTGAAGAAGTAGCAGATGAGACTGAAGAAGAGGAACCTCAAGAACCAGAGCATGACTATGAAACCCGTTACAAGGACTTGGAACGTGAGTTTCATAAAAGGAATGAAGAATCTGCTAGGTTGCGTGAAGACTTTCAGGAGTTAAGGCTCAGGAATGTAGAACAGCAACAAGTACTAGAAAGAGTTCAGAAGGCTGTTCCTGAAACAAGGGAACAACCACCAGATCCAAGAGATCCTGATTCTTTTTTTAGTGATACAGATAAGCAGACGATGGATGAGTTCAGTGAACTCTCCTCTACGTTCCGTAAAATGATTCAGCATGAAATGGCTAAGACTGGGATGCCCCAGAAACAGGCTGAAGCTGAAGCACAACAACGGATAGCACAGTTAGAGCAGAGTCAGAAAGAACAAACCTATCAGAATTTTCTTCAGTACCATGAAAACTACATGCTCACAAATGTAGGTGAAGATTACAGGGATATAGATAAGGATACAGATTTTCAAGATTTTGTTTTAGCAAGTCCTGCGATGACAAAGATGATGACTGAATCCACTGATCCCATAGATCATGCATCTGTAATGCAGATGTTTTTAAACACCAATGATGGAAGAGCCACATGGCGACCACCCAAAGAACCAATACAAGACACAAAGCGACAGTCGAGGAGAACCGCAGCAAGTGGACTCTTGGGCAATTCCGCACCAGTGAAGAGTAAGAATACCGACAATATGTCGGACGAAGAATTATGGGAGGCGACTCCCGAATAACTATAAATTAGGAGTTTTATTATGGCCGCTTATGGTGGAACTGGAGCAGTATCTGGACAGGCGTATGGTGATCTGAGCAAAAATGATGCCTTTACCATTCAGAAAAAAATGCTGCCGATTGCAAAACGTCTTCTGACTTTTGCTAAATTTGCTCAAAAAGAAACGAAACCCCAGAAGCAGGGATTAGAGATTAGGCACCGTAGGTATGAGCGTTTTCCGATTGCGGATACGCCCATCGCAGAAGGTGTAACACCTGATTTCACGAGTCTTGAGCATACAACCTTGATGCACACGCTCAAGCAGTATGGCTCATACGTGAATACTACAGATGTTATGTTGGCTGCCTCTACCGATCCTGTTTTAAAGGTAGTAACGGAAAGACAAGCCCAGCAGGCTGGTGAGACAATTGACTTTTTGTCTTACAAGGTCTTCCGTGCAGGAACTCAGGCAAAGTATGTTGGAACCAGTGCATCAGCACGTTCTGATGTGGATTTCCATATTGGAAACAAAGCTCCCACTTTAGGGACTCCTGGAGCTAATACTCCTACTACTGCCGCACTGCAGACTGCAATCCGTGCATTGGAAAGTAATGATGCAGTTAAATTACGTAACAAACTGAAGGCATCAGTTGGAATTGCAACTGAGCCGATCCGTGAATCATATATCGGGATCTGTCACCCTGACCTTCGCCAAGATATCCAGGAATTACCAGGATTTGTATCTGTAGAGAAATACTCAGAGCAAGGTGATGCCATTGAAGGAGAGATTGGAAGTTGTGAGGGTATTCGATTCATTACTACAACCCAGGCAACTCCTTTCAAGGATGCAGGTGACACGAATGGCGTAGCCAATTGTGTGTCAACATCAGCAGCTAATGCTGATGTTTATCCAGTAATTATCCTTGCACAGGATGCCATCGGTTGTGCAACACTTGGTGGAATGGATAGTCTCCGTTCCAAAGTGGTTATGCCTAAGCCTGGACCTGGAGATCCTTTAGGTCAAAGGGGTACAGTGGCTTGGGATACTTTCTACTCTTGCATCATCCTACAAGACCTTTGGATGTATAGACTGGAAGTTGCCTGTACCAAGCTGTCATAATTAGACAGTAGTTAATCAGCCCCTCTAATGGAGGGGCTTACTTTAAATTTTAAATAAGAGTTAGAATTATGGATTCTATAAAAACTAATATAGTCAATGCTCCGCAAATGAGTAAAGTTGACACAGTTAATTTTGCAGACGGTCAAACATGGTCAGCGGCAACATATCAGCGTGTTCTTTTTATTCCAGAAAAGGCTCGTATTTGTGGTTATGCTGTCATAGTTAGTGATGCGGTAACGACTACTTCAGGTGCTAATACATTTGAGATTGGTCATGCTTTAGGTACATTACAGACTGATGCCGCTATGGTAAACGTAGCAGCAGCAGCCGATCCTAATGCTTACTGTCTTGCAGTCAACCTAGAAGCAGCCGGATATACGACTCCATCACGGGGTACAGTAGATGCCGCTGTAACATCTGGTGTTGAAATTATGGGAATGCCTCCCACAATGACAAGTTCTGCAACATATACCTATGCACCAAGCTCAACAGCCGCATGGTCAGACGCAGGAGAAAAAGTTGTTCCAGTAGTTGGAACGATAGTTCTTGGAGATGCCCAAACAGCAGGGGTATTTCACTGGTGGGTTGAATATGTCTTTGATCCGAACATAGTTTGGACTCAGGCAGCATTAGCCTAATAGTATAATTCAGTAGTGGGTGGCTTCGGTCACCTACTCCCTAATTAATTAAGAAGGAGAAATATGTCCATAGCAGGTGGTTTACTACCAACAGAGAATTTACCTAAACAGAATAGAGATAGCGGTTATGTACCAGCAGGGGACGGACGTTTTGTAATCCTACCTAATGGTATGAAAATGGCGGCAGAGTGGAAGAGAGGAAACGATGTTCCAGAGGGCCACGCAGTTATTAATATTGACTACGGTAAGGATAGTACTGAGATGGGGCCAGTTCCGGTGACACATGGCGATTGGACAATTGTTATACCAAGAGGAACAGACAGAATTGTACCTCTTCAACATATGAACATACTGAATGATGCTATTACAACCGATTACTTCCAGAAGGATTTGTCACAAGGTCTCACACCAAGAACTAACAGGCGATTTAACTTTACAGTTAAGAAGTACCCAAAGACAGGGGCGAAGGCTGGCGTTGAATTTGATGAAAAATCTGAACCAATAACTAAGGAAGATATAGACGGTGCATTAGAGCGTCATGAGGTGATTGACCTTGACCAGAATTAATGAATCGAAAGCAGATAAGAGAACGTGTAGAAACCGCATTACAGGATACAGCTAATAAGCATTGGTCAGATGGTGAATTAAATACCTACATTGATGATGCTTGTAATGAATTTACACGGAGAGTACGGTACCCTCAAGTAGAAGGTTATGCCACTAATGGATCGTCTGGAACTACTATAGGTGAAGCTACCAAGACAGGTACGCTTACTACCAATAGTAAAACAGCAACTATTACATTTCTGGCTGTACATGGATACGCAGAGGGCGATGCTATTAATGTTGTTGATGGTGCTCCTAGTCAGTACCTTGGGACATTCATTGTTTCTGTTCCATCTACAACTACCATAACCTACAAGATTTCAACTAGCGGTGCAGTAACCGACTCAAGCGTTACTGTGTTTAGAGTTGGCCCAACTTTTACAATCCCCAGTACAATTGC